CTATTGTTTAAAAATGCCTTACGGCACCACAATAAGTATATTTTGAGTCCCCTTATCGGAAACCCGGTGCCGTTACATCAACTGGTCTTTAGTTGACGAATAATTTTGTGTGAAAACTGTAAATTAATAAAACAGTTGCGTTTTAAACCTTCGCGGGTTTTAAAATAAATAAAATAAATATATAATAATAAAATAAAATAAAATAAAATTATTTACATTTGTACATTTAACGTTGATAATATGCTGCTGGAGCCACAGAGTATGGCAAAGCACTAACATAAGATATATCAGAATAATTATAAGGTGTCAGTTGCACAAGCTGACCTGCTGTTAAAGACACATAGTTAGTAGTGCTAACCGGATAATTCACGGCTTGCATTCCCAACCTAGCTGCATCATCTGCGGCGGCCCACACCTGTACCGTTACATCACTAACTGATAAAGCGGTTCCATGAGGATCATATAACGTTTGCGGATTTACTGTTACTATGATTGAACCCAACGAATCACGATAATTCGTTACATTGTCTGCTGTTGTATCGTAATTTAACGATTCAGAGCCAACAAAATCTAGTCCATTCAAGTAAGGTATTTCAACATCTGCTACAACAACCCCATTTCCCTGCGTGTCAGTTCCGATGTTGTACGGTCCAGATGCAAGCGGCGGCACATAATTAGCTGCTTCTTGAGCATTTAACATAGGACAATCCTGCGCATCAAACAACAAATTTTCATACCAAATAGCATCTGTCTCCGTATTGTTCGTAAATACTTGCGTAGCTTTCATTCCTACTATTCCACTATCAGAATGGACATACGGCCCAGGTGGTTTGAAGACAACTTGAATATTATCGGCACCAATCGCCTTGATTTTGAAACGTAATCCACCTCTCCATCCTAAGAAACATTTTCTTAAGACCTGGATTGGTTTTAAACTAGTATCATTATCAGGGAGACCGATACCTCCAATAAGTGTTGCAACATCCCACTCATAAGTCGTAGCTGATCCTGTGCTTGTAGTAAGAGTGAAAGTGTCTAGATGTTGAAATCTTCTAATTAGATCTCTAACATGTACTAACGGACGAATGGAAACTATGTTAGGCGTGACAGACTTTTCATCTCCTTGCGTAATTTGACCTTCAACATTATCAATGATTCCTCCTGATTGCGCTTCTACCATACGCAACCCCCTTATTGCTAAAGTTGGGGGTGGGTACGGTTGAAACGTTAAATTGGAAGCACCGAAAAGCTGAAAGTTTTCTTTGCAACGTAAATAAACGTTAAATTCGATTGTCGACGGCGCATTGTCGCCGATTGCTGGTTCTTGCAACAAATAAATATAATAGATTCCATGTTGTAGAGCATTAACCTCCCAGTCGGTTGAGAGAGGCAAGTGAACAAATGGTGACATATAAGGAAGAGTTACAGTCTTAACTTCCTGTCCAGAAAACTCCAAAGTCTCTGCCATCAAGCCTGTTACATCAGTCATTTTTGGGTACTGTGAGATTGCTCTGTAATCACACAAGTAACTTCGAACGACCTGTAGCTTGAAAAACTGAAACATGTTTTTGGACGGTTGAAGAATAATCTCCATATCTCCTGCCCAGTGTGTCGCCATTGCTGCTAACTTACTATGCATTGTTGAGAAAAAGGCCCCTGACTCCATAAATGGAGTGATGGGTCTTGAAAACAACAAATCTCCTGAGACATTAGTGGATCTTACATTGAAACTACCTATAAATTGTGGCTTACTGAGTATATAACTTATATCCATTTCGTCATGATCAGTCTTGAAATACCAATCATCACATAAACCGTGCTGAAAATCTGAATAAGGGTCTAATAACTCACCATGAAATGGTGAATCACTAAGATTAAGTGGAACTCTACTTACTACGTAATTTTTATTGTCTACTTTAGGTTGTTTGGGGCTATGGAGTCCTGTGTATGCTCTTAAAGTGCCTCTAACAGCGTCTAAAGCATCACCCAAGAAAGTCTTGGTGAGGCTAAAAACGCCATCAATGGCCCTCGTTGCTGATTGAGCCAATGATTGTGCTTCAACTATTCGCGTAGTTGGAAGCGTCAACCAAGTAACTTCAGCACGAGGTACAAAGAACTCAATATCCTCAAAAAACACGTGTACTGAAACATCAACGGATCCAGAAGAACCAGTTGGTGCTGCTAATTGATTCAAAACTACTATTGGTAACATTGTAACTTGCCCTCCTCCAGATGCTCCGTTATAAGCATATGTATTTGACACAGCTGTCGCAGTAGATGCAACCTTTGCATTTACATACATAGGTGCATTTATCATAACAGGCGTCGACTCACATGCTTTAACAAATGCATGAGGTGCGCTAAGTAAATAATTAAAATTAGGATTTATTGATGACGGAATAGTAACATTTGGCGGCATTGCAGCACAAAGTAAAATACCTTGATGCTGTATTGTACCAGCTGTCTGTATTTGGAATTTCATTTTAGCTCGAAAATATGTGGTCATCTTAAATGGGTATGATAATTGCGTATTTGAAGTAATAAAATCATCAGGTATATTGATTGTGCCAAGAACGGTCCCTGGCGCTTGAGTATTAGACCATGTGAAATTTTTAATAAAAATGGGTTTCTTTACAATGGCATCTGTATTGACTTGTAATGGACTTAGCGAGATACCTTTGTTTGGCATTTGGCCATAGATCGTTGGTGTTTCTATGGCTGTGCGTGTTCTGACCGTTGAATAAAACTGGTCAATTAATTGTTTTGTATTTACATCTTGATTGTCTTGTTGTTGTGTAGTACGATTTTAACGACAAGGAGACGCACTAAACTCCCTGTCTTGACCTTGCTAGTGTCGTTGTTGGTGGTAAGTTCCTAGCGGGCTAGCAACCCTTAGAACTGTTTAACTCACTACCGTGATTTTTCGTTTTACGTAAAATCACCAAAACCTAATTAATCTCTGCGACTTTGATCATCCAAGTATTATCGTCATAAGGTACCTCATTTGATGAGAATATCTCATAAAGGTAAGACTCGGGCAATCTTTTAAATGGAACTCCACGCCTTTGACATACTTTTTCAAGTTCGTTGATCATATCTTCATAATCTTCATGCAGATATGCCTCCCTCTGAAAGCATGCTAACTTATCTTGCTCCACTTGGAGTATATCTTTCGTTGAATCGACCCATGATATACCCGAGAACATTGTTCGTTTGTTCAGACATCCCACAAAACGTCGCAATTGTGGATGCCACCTAAAGTTTCTCTTTAAAAACTCTAGTTTTAATGGGTCTTGAAACGGTTGAGTTACAGGCTTTTTGTCATACGTTGTTGCGTCTAATCCGATCGTTTTCAGAAATGCAGTAAAGGTAACTTCATTAAATATGTCAGGTCCTCTAACAACCGCCATGAGTAAATCATCACCAAGAGTAGCGGGGTCCAGAAACTGTCTAAATTGATAAACAGAAGGCTGTAACCCTTTCTTCTTAAGCTCATAATCATACCACATAGCAGTATAACTTAATGTCACCATACTTGCAACTATTGATGTTAAATAACTCCCTGATGGAAGGGAGTGGGTAGTGATATAGGTATCGTCGTTTACTACACAAACGGCAACAATCAACAACGTTAGTAGAAAGCTTAAGATCTCCCTATCTTCCTGACTGCCTTCAAACTTTGATAAAAACACATTTCTTATCATAAATTGAACTTGGCTTGGCATTTTCTTGTCAAAAGATTTAATATCTGTCGAAATTTTATCAGATCCTTTAAATTTATTCCACAGTTTATCGAAATCAGTATATGGATTTATACCAACTTGTATACCGTTAAACTCTTTGTTTCTAATAATACTTTCAACAGCTCCTCCTACGTACCCTTTCGTCATGACTTGCAATACAAATCTTAAGACAATAAAACACCTCGGTTCTCCTCCTTTCTCTTCATTGCGTAGTTCGTCTTTCAGTGTTGCTTTCTCAATGATATCGTTGACTGTTATATCACCTGTGAGAATCTTCTTTTTCATGTCACCAATTTCAGCCTTCAGTAGATCAGTGTAACTTCCTCGTTCAAAATCAATATACGCTGACCTATCCTTCTCTGAAAACATTCCTGTTGATGTGTCCTTGGCTAGACCGGATAATATGTCTGTACCTTTCACTACCTGTTGTTCAGTTAGCGGCTTAAAATTATCAAAACACGTGGTCAATACACGTTCTGCAAATTTCAAGTGTGAATTATCGATGTTTGAGACTGGACACATGGACGTTTTGAACAAGTCTTTGACAGTATGTGGTCCATTCAATGTTAGGTTGACTGGAAATCGTGTTGTTGGAAACGCTTCATACAATCTTGACTTGACCAACTTTGTCTCTTTAGGAGTTGACACGCTAATTCCTGTGTCTATTTGCTGACCGCTAAAGTTTTTACGCGGCTTAAC